GCGTTTGAAATGGACGCAGTATCAAGAAAAGAAAATCTGCGTTGAGGTTCAGAGAATTAACCGAATGATGATATTAAAACCAAGAAAAGAAACTCTGACGGCTCAGTTACGTTAGCTGAGTGAGTTACACGCTCTCGCAAGAGCAGCAGTAGAGCGTAAATAAAAGCGCGTCGGCTAACGTGTTTTGGAGGATTTCTCGTTAGCGTCCTGCGGCGCGCTTCTATTTGTTAATTCGAGTTATTGCCATGATGAACGAAAGATTGCCTGATATTCTAGGAGAAAGCTTTCAGTTAGTACTAATGCAAGAGAAATCTTCCATTTGGCAACTCTCTTTGCCTATCAAAACTCTCGATAACGACAACTTTGAAATCTATCTAAGAAAAACGGGCAAAAACTATCACCTCTTCGATTATGGGAACACATTGTGGACCGCCACTGGCTTAGGTGCGAAATCTAAACTCTTCAAAGAGAAGCTTGCACTTGTAGCTCACATAAATGAACTAAACCTAGATAAGTTCGGCGAGTTGAATGCTACCTGCACTGAAGATAATTTGATTGAAACCGTCGGAAAGTTCATTAAAGCGTTAAATCAAACAGATTTATTTTTAGCTACCGACCCAGAGCTTTTCCAGGTTAAAGATTCGAGTTATTAGGATTTTTCTAATAGCTCATTCATAAGCCCCTTCGCATGGTCATGTACTGCTAATCGACCAAAAATCGCAAATACAGCGAGGGGGCTTTTGAATGCCTTCGAGACTGCATATAAACAAGTCCCCTGCGCTGTTTTCTTAATTAACTGTTAGTTCCAGTTTTTTCAGCGACAGGGGCTTTTTTATGTGTGGTCGTTTCTACATATTTAAAGGAGATAAACATGATTCTTACAGATGACGAAAGAAAAGAAATCAAAAACGAATTGATTGAGTCAATCGTTGAGCAGTGGGGAACGAATGAAAAATTCGATTGTCTCGATAC